GCGCCATGTAACTAACAAAAAACGCGTTTACGGAAATTTACAGGTTTTTTATGAGTCAAAAGAAACGATCAGATAAAAACAGTACGTCAGCCGCGCTTGCAGGATTTGCGGGTGCGATGGAGCCAGTACCGTTGCCAGAAGGCGTGACGCTGCGCGACGATGACGAGCATGTAATTTGGGGTCAATTCAGCCGCGCACGCGCGCGAGACGATTGGCGCGATATGGACCTAATATTGCTGACTAAAATCGTTAAAATGGAAAGCGATATTAGGAAGCATCAAACGGCGCTAGATGAAACTGGCGTGTTGCTAGAAAACAAACGCGGCACGATGGTTGCAAATCCACTGTTGACTGTGATTGACACACTTGAACGTCGGCAGATGGCCGTAATCAGATCGATGAGCCTTAATCAACAGGCAAGCGACCCGCGCACGATTAATGCATCGGCAAAAAATGAAACTAAGGCGCGAAACATTGTAAAATCTGTCGGCGTCGAGGGCTTGATTGCCAAGCCGCTAAACTAACCACCCCCCACCTCAAATCTGAGCGTCGTGATGACGCCCTGCATCCTAAAAATGGAGGCCGATCATGGCTGGCACTATCACCACGGCGTTGTCAAACGCCTTCAAAGTACAATTGCTTAAAGGCAACCACGATTTTGACACGTCGATGCGCGTGATTTTGCTCAAAGAAGAAAGTGCATTGACCACAAACTTTGGCGCGGCAACTGTATCGTCAGGATCAATTGGCACTAATGAAGTCAGTCATTCAAGTTATGACGCGGTGTTAAGCGGCGCGGCTGCACCAGGATATTCTCGCAATGTTCAAGGCATCGGCGGCGGCGCGCATGTTACCATTGCAAGCACGTATCCTAAGTTGGGCAGCGACGGCACAACCGCTGAAATTGATTTTCAAGATGCTGTGTTTAGCAATGTAACTGTCGCGGCTGATGGTTGCGTGTTGTATAATTCAAACGCTGGTGATCCTGCAAACGACGTGATTGCTGTTTTTAGTTTTGGCGGAACCGTGTCGTCTACTGCTGGTGATTTCACAATCCAGTTCCCTGCACCTGGCACGTCAACCAGTATTCTGCGACTGGCATAAGCGGAGCGCGCTAGCATGGTCAAATTTATCAACAGATGTAAAGTGCAGGTCGCCTCTGGCGGGACAAGCACGCTTACATTTGGGAGCGCTGTTGCATCTTTTGAAAGTTTGGCCGATCAGTCTGTTGTCGATGCCGACCAGCTTAGGTACACGCTGGAACAGGGCAACGAATATGAGGTTGGCACTGGAGTCATTGGGCTAAGCGGCGGCACGTACACGATGACCCGCACGCCTTTAAAATCGTCAAATTCTGACAACTCTGCTATTAATGCAGGCGCGTCGGCGGTTTGTTTTTTCACCATGTTGGCTGGTGACGTCACGCAGTATTTGGCTGACTTGGAAAATGTGTCGGACACGTCGCCTTCTGGCGGTCAGGCGCTGACTTGGGACGCTGCAGCCAGCACTTGGAAACCAGCCAGCCCATCTGGCGGCATTGTAAACGTTTCGACTTATGCAAATCTGCCAGCCTCGCCAAGTGTGACCGATTTGGCGTTTGTTTCGGACACTAAGTCTTTTTACATTTATGATGGTACAGAGTGGGATAGGATAAATTCTGGAAGCGATGCTCTGCCAGAGATTACGACCCCTTTGCCTGCGGCATTATATATAAACCCTTCATCAGCAAATGTAATAACTATAGCAGCAAGTGATCCTGATGGATTTCCGATAACGTATGATTTTGATACTAATCCTGCTGATGTGTCTAGTTTAGTAAGTTCTGTTAATAATGCTAACAACGGCACTTTTACGATAAATACAGCAGCAGCATCAGGGTCATTTACGTTCAGGGCCAAAGCAAATGACGGTGTCCATACCGCTATAACTACATCAGTAATTACTCTAATCCCAACCACCCCTATACTTAATAATATATCTCCCGCTCTACCCGCAGGACAGACGAGTTGGGACTTTGACACCGATGGGTCTGAACTTAATCTAGATGCAGGCGAGACGTATACATTTACACCTGCGGGGTCGTTTTCTGTAGACTTTGAAATATTTGGGGCTGGCGGCGGTTCCCTCAACAATGCGTATGGCAGTTACAAAGGTGGCGGTGGTGGCCGGACTACGGGCAGAACTACTTTACAATATCAAGAGACTTATACTCTTGTGGTCGGAGGTAAAGGTCTAGAGGGCGGTATTGTACCTTCTGGGGGGTCTCAAGGGTCTGGTGGTGACGGAGGCGGCTCAAACATATATTCAAACGCTGGTGGAGGCGATCTGTCAGGACTCTTTAAGGGATCTGGTGATATAGCTACGTTTGCAGCCCAAGGGTATGGCAGCTCTTCTCACACCCCAATTGCCATTGCCGGTGGTGGTGGTGGATCGGGGGCCAACGTAAATGGCGGTATTGGCGGAGGTACATCCGGAGGGGTTGTTGACCCCCAATCGGGTACTAGTGCCGGTGGCGGCAGCCAGACTGCGGGAGGTATTGGGGGAGCCGGTTCCACCCGATCCGGTCTGGTTGGTAGCTATCTTATTGGGGGACAAGGTGGACCTGCTAGTGGTTCATACACAGGCTCAGGTGGTGGCGGTGGCTACTTCGGCGGCGGCGGCGGTGGCCACCAAACCAGCGCATACATACAAGGAGCAGCAGGCGGGTCTGGTTATTTTAATACCTCTCTAGTAACCAACGGAGTTACAACCGGCGGCGACACTACCTCTGTGGCTCTTAACTATTTAGACGGCACTTCACAGAGTTCAGGTAAAGGCGCTCAAAACGGCAGCAATAACGGAACAGATGGCCGTGTTAAACTGACTAAGGTGACATAAAAGGATGCTAGGTTTCGCTCCCATAGCAGCCAACACGTTTGGCGGGGCAGGCGTTACAAGGGAAGTCGTTTCATCGGCAATTTCCGGTTTGCAATTTGCAACGCAGATTGGCACAATCAGCGTTGCTGCGACTGCAAGGTTGACCGATACACCAAATAGAATTGCAAATTCAACTGTAATCGTAGACGGATCAGCAGAACGACCAGAATATCCATTTCATACTTGGACTAACTATAGAATGTTTGGCTGGATTCCTCAGCCTCTCAACGCTGATGGTGGTTTCCAAGTCACAACATCTTTGCCGACTTATGATTACAACATTCTAGCGATTGAGGCGCAAGTAACATCCGAGCCTATCACGTTTCAAGGCGGTCATGCTCCGCTCGTAAACGGCGATTATACTTATCCAGCAACCGTAAATGACGCTGGATTAACACAATATCAACAGCCGCCGCATTTGCGGCACCTGCCTGAGGTAATCGCAAACGGCGCGGCAACAATATCTTCTCTTGCTGATCCGCTGGTTGCAACTTTAACATTTCCAGCAACTGATCCGAGTTTGTTTAGCGTTATTGTTGGGCAGGTTAGAACGCTGAACACATACGACGCCAGCGACAGCGACACATACTTTTCTGAAAGTTTAATGTCAGGCGGCGTTGGTGAAATTACACTTCCCAGCGAAAACAAATCGCGCGAGTTGTTTCACCTTTTTGCAAACAAAGGCTTTCAAATCGGTCCTGTTTCGGTCGGAACATTTGGAACAGATAAAACCAGCGTAACTGCAGGCGCAGCTTGGGTGTTGTACGGCGCAAAGTTGCAGCCGCAAATTACGGCAACGCATAATGCTGACGGCACAGAGGTATCAAGAGAACACACATTTTTAGTCACTAGCGCGCTTGGACAGATTAAGCCTGTAATTGCCACAAATATTGTCGGCGTTTCCGCCACCGCCACTCTTAGCAACGTGCAGCCAAACAATTCTGTCAGTGTAACTGGGCTGTTGATCGGTACAGCGTTAACGCCTGACCCGCCTTGGTATCTGAACCCGTCGCGGCCACAATTGAGCGCAAGTTTTGCGACAACTATCAGTTTAGGCGCATTGGCTGGCCCATACGGCGTTGATGTTGACGTTTCCGCAGTCCCAACAATAACGGCGGCAGTCGGACAAGTTACAACACGATCGTTTAATACTGTGCCGATGCCGTCGTTGCCTGCAATCACAACTGCAGTCGGTAATCTCGAAGGTGAGCCAACTGAAATTGTTTCTGACAGTTTCAACATCACGGTTGCGCTGGGTGCAATCACGACAACATCTGTTGCAAATGCAACGGCGACGAGTTTTGCGTTTGGCGTAAGTTTTGGCAGTGTCACGCCTGTTGCGAATTCAAATGTATTCCCGACAGGCTTTGGCACTTCTTTATCGTTAAATTTATCTTTGACGCTGACCGGATTGGCAAATCATGGTCTGCAAAGCCAAGTTGCAACTGTGCGTTTGTCGGCGTTGCGCAAGCAAGTTTACGCGACGATCACGAGCAGCAAACCAATGCCGCCAGCACTGCCAAATTTTGTCAAATTAGCGCCTGCAAATTCTAACTTTGCTGTGGTGGACAGAAAAACAAATAAGTCGGTTGTGTCGGCAAAATTAACTGGATTGGGGTGAACAATGTCATCTGAGTTTATCATCAAGCAAAATGACACATTGCCGACATTAACCGCAATTTTGAAAGATCCTAATAACAACGTGATTGATCTGACAAATTGCACTGTGACGTTCAAAATGGGAACCGAGAGCGCGGCTAAAGTTACAGGCGCGACCACGATCACCAACACGACAGGCGGCGCGGTCAGCTATCAATGGTCTGCAAGTGACACTGATACCGCAGGCATATATCTTGGAGAGTTTGAAGTTGTGCAGGCGTCAGGTTTAAAAGAAACATACCCAAACAATGAACCGTTTCGCGTCGTAATCCGACAGGACTTTTTCTGAACTTTGACCAGAGGCAAAAAGGTCGTCGCGTTTATTGAGGCCTTCTGTTTGATCCCAGAGGGCCAGTACGTCGGCCAGCCAATGAAACTTCTACCGTTTCAGAAAAAGTTTATTCTGGACGTTTATGACAACCCGTCAGGAACAAGCCGCGCATATCTGTCGGTCGCGCGAAAAAATGGAAAATCTGCGTTAATAGCGGCGATTTTATTGGCGCACATTGTTGGGCCAGAGGCAAAACAAAACAGCCAGATTGTCAGCGGTGCGCGATCACGCGAACAAGCGGCGCTTGTGTTCAAGTTGGCCGAAAAAATGGTGAGGTTATCGCCGCAATTATCAGAGATTGTCAGAGTTGTGCCAAGCAGCAAAATGCTGATCGGCTTGGTAATGAATGTTGAATACAAGGCGATCAGCGCAGAGGCTGGGACAGCGCATGGCTTGTCGCCTGTTTTGGCGATTTTGGACGAGGTCGGTCAGGTCAGAGGGCCGCAAGATAGTTTTATTGAGGCGATTGAAACCGCCCAGGGCGCGCACGCATCGCCGCTTTTAATCGCAATCAGCACACAGGCTGCAACTGACGCTGATTTATTTAGCAATTGGCTAGATGACGCTGCAAATGCCNAAGATCGGCGCATTGTCAGCCATGTTTACACTGCGCCAGAAGATTGCGCGCTAAACGACAAAAAATCGTGGCGCGCGGCAAACCCTGCGCTTGGAAAGTTTCGGTCGCTGCAGGATATGGCCGACTTTGCAAAACAGGCGGCGCGGTTGCCTGCAAAGGAGAATAGTTTTCGCTGGTTATACTTAAATCAGCGGATTGAGGCTGTTTCGCCGTTTCTGTCAAAAACTGAATGGGAAGCAAACGCGGCTGCGGCTGATGTGCCGCTTAATTCGCCTTGCTGGGCGGGTCTGGACCTGTCTGCAAGCCGAGATTTAACCGCGTTGGTTTTGGTTTTTCCAATTGACGATCAGTTTCATGTTGTGCCGCATTTCTTTTTGCCTGCGCAGGGCATCAGAGAGCGCAGCCAGAGCGAAAAATACCCGTATGACACTTGGGCGAAGCAAGGGTTTTTGACGCTCATTGACGGGCCAGTGATTATTCCAAGCGTCATCGCAATGGCGGTCGCTGAAATATCGCAAGATTATGACCTGCAATTGCTGTCATATGACCGCTGGCGCATTCACGATTTTCAGCGCGAGTTGGACAATATCGGCGCGCAGATACCAATGGTGTCGTTTGGGCAGGGCTTTAAGGATATGGCTCCTGCGGTTGATAAGGTTGAACGGCTTGTTGCAGAGCGCAAATTGCGTCACGGCGGCAATCCAATTTTAAATATGTGCGCGGCGGGTGCTGTGATTGAGCAAGACCCCGCAGGTAATCGAAAACTGACAAAAAAGAAAAGTTTAAGCCGCATTGATGGTTTGGTCGCTTTGGCGATGGCGTTGGGCTGTATGTCTACAGAGGGCGAAATC